TAACACCATCATAGCTAACAGTTATAATACTATTCTGTAATTGAGATACTGATATATTATTGAAACCATAAACAGACACACCAGGCAGCGTGATAAATTCTTGAATGTATGAAATTAAACCAGAGTTGACAGGGGTTTTGAAACGTGTTGTATCATAACTTGCTACGCCTGATGTTTTAAATACAGCTATTTTTTCATCGATATTTTTTACACGGTCAGCGTATTCATTATCGTTATCTGGAACTCTAAGTTGTTGGTTCAGGCTTTCAAAGTAGTTTTCAAAAGTTTCAAGTTGAACTTGAGTCGCTACCTTGTTAAACTCGTCAGGAGTCATATAGCCTCTTTGTTCTTTGTTTAGAATCAATAAGACTGTTTTATAAACCGTATCTACGTTTATTGCCATTTTAATGTTTTTATTATTTATAGAAGTTAGGCCACTTTTAAAGCGACCTATCCTCTACAATTAGTATTACTTGTTTTTATAGATTTTTATCTATAGATCGATAAATCTCTACACCTTCATCTGTTTTCAAGAAAGCAGCAAAAGCTGAATAAGGATTTTCATCGAATGGTACATTCATTAATTTTCTACCAGTAGAAACCCAAGTGAACGTTCTTTGGTCTTGAGATAATTTGATTATTCCGTTCTCAGAAGCTTTAATAGCAAAGTTCCTTAATTGAACGTTTTCGTCTTTAGCTAGTTCTAAGAACATTTCTGGGTTTGACCTAGCAAATAATAATAAATCTCTTTTAATCTCCTTAGAGCTCATCTTATTAACCTTAGTACCATGCTCAACTCTCATTATAGCCTCAGCATGATCAATGTCAATAGCTCTAGCCGCTGTCATAGCGTCTATTTGTAAATCTAAGATGTCTAATTCATCTTCAGCGATTTCCATAGGACTAAACTCTTCGTATGCGCGACCTTTGATAGGGTGATAAAGTGATAATAATTTTTGTAAGTTTTGTTTTTCTTTTGGAACAAATAATGATCCATTTGTAAAAATGATATGACCTAAAGTAGCCTCTCCTTCTTGTTCTTTTTTAAATGGAGAAGATTGATTTGTTGCATATCTAATCTCTTTTTGTTGACCAGTCTCTTTGTCAAAGTATAATAAAGAATGTTTAATAGTATGTCTAGCAGGTATTGTATAAGTTAAAGGACTCATACCTCTTTTTAGAATATACGTTCTATCTTTGATTTCCCAAGTTGGTTTAATTGGTTTTTTCATCTGTGGAGTAACCTTAGTTACTGTTTCCTGCTGAGGAGCAACCTCAACTGTATTTGCTGGTGTTTTTTTTGCAGCCATAATATAATATAATTTAATAATTTAGAAAAGTGTGACAATAGCCTGTAGTTATATATAGTAAGGGGCTAATGTCATATAAGAGTAATAAATACCCCCGAAGTTTTATCGAGGGTAATTACTACATTAATTTTGAATCTTTTTAGACTCCTTGAAATAATACAAAGTTATTTGCTCCTTGTACACATAAACATCTTTCAGATAAGAAGTTTACTTCCATCGCATCTAAGTCAGAAGTATAAGCACCACCAGCAGAACCAGTTAACCAAGTCTTCATTCTTCTATCGTCAGCTTGTGAAGCTCTATAACGAACATGCAAGAAAGGACGTCTAATGTTTGTACCTAATACTTGGTCATAAACAGTAGAAGTTCCAGCAGGTACTAATACACCTTCAACGCTTGCAGTTAATCCTTGGATTGCTCCACGAGTAGATGCATCGTTTAAGTATTTCCAGTCAGTCTTATAGAAGTCGTAAGAACCTCTTCTGAATCCTGAGAAACCTAAGTTCAAAGCCATTTCTTCAGAGTTCTCAAACAAACCATAAGCAGTACCTCCATTTGCTCCAGCAGAAAGACCAGCTAACATATCATCAAAGTCTAATGAAGTTTGTCTGTTTAAAAATAACATGTTTTCTTCAATAGCTCCCTGAGTATCTAAGTTCTTTAGAATTTCATCAAAAGCAGCTAAACCTGTGTTAGCAGTAAATCCAGTGTTTACGTTACCTCTATCTTTTACAGCAGCAAATAAACCTTGAGTACCTTTTACACCAGCACCAGCAGCTAATGAACCAGCAGCAGCTTTTTCACCCTCTACAACACTCATTTCTAAGTAATCTTCAAAACGTAGTCTAGTTTCAGACTCAGCTTTTAAATACCATAAGTACCCAGAAGATCCATCCTCAGTAGCAACTTCTACCCATCCAATCTGAGCCATATCAGATCCAGATACTACGTATTTGTTTCTAATAATAACAGGAGAGTTAGAGAATTGAGTAAAAGAAGGGGTGATAGACTTGTAACCGTTAGCATCAGCAGCGCCAGTTGAATTTACAACGCTAGATCCTTTCCCATATTCAGAACCGTATACGAAGATTTTTAATCCAGTCGCAGCGAGTGAGGAAGTATCAGCAGCTGTATAAGGAGCTACTACGATTGTAGCAACTGCTCCAGCTTGAGAAGATGATAAAACTAAAGCTTTTAGCTCTGCTCCAGCAGGATCTAAAATAACTACAGTTTGATTTTTTGAAATAACATTTTCTACAAAAGCATCTCCAGTACCACCAACGGTAAAAGTAAGTGTATCTGTTAAATCGTTAGCCACGTCGTTGTACGCTACGTGTAATCTATTTTGTTCAGACCAAATTACTTGGTCAGACGTCATTGGCATTTCAGCTCCAACCATACGTAAGAAACCAGATAATGTTCTGTTTCCGTAACGCTCTACTTCTTGTTCGTAGATCTCAGGTAGATACTGTTGTGCGAATGTGTTTGAATCTCCAGCTCCTGCACCACCGTTAAATGATAAGAAGTTAGATTCTAATACTTGTTGTTTTTGACTCGGTTTAATTGAACCGAAGTTTGGACTTAAAGCCATAATTTTTGTTTTTTTTAGTTAAATTTTCTTGTTTTAATCTTAAGCTTTGAAGAGTCAACACCGTTAATAGCTTTTACCTTTATCCCGTTAACAAAAACAGATCCACTAGCGTTTTGCCTAGGTTCTGTTGTTATGTTTTGAGATTTAGCCATAATACTTTTTACCGTATCGGATTTTCCTTGCTCGTAAAAATGCTGCGCTATGGTATCAGCGTTCCTAGCTGCGTATAAAGCCTTGTGATAACCTTTAGCATCAGATATGTTTCCGTCTTTATCAAGGAACTTCCCGATGAACGTAGTTATATCAGACTGTGCTTCTACCACTTCGTTAACATTTTTTACTCCATACCTAAACTTTTTTTCTCCGACATTGAAATCAAAACCTTTGAAATCGTCATTTAGTAAGTTTTTAGTTTTTTGTAAAAAAATATTATGCTTTTCAACTGTAGCTTGTTGATCTTCGTTGAATCTGTTAAAAAAGTCAACTGCTTTTTGTTGGTCCTGAGTTACGCCTGGTCTCAACTTGATCTCATCGTAGTATTTACTCTTGGTGTCCTCTAAAAAGCCTTTAGCTTTTGCAACTTCTTCTTTAAACGCAATTTTTGTTTTGCGTATTTCTCTATCATCATCTAGCTCTTCGTCGTATGAAAAGTCTTCTAGAATGATTTTTATATCCTCAGCATCTAAGTGAGGTTTTGTTTTCTTGTAATATTCTTCTAACAAAGTCTGCTCATTAATGCTTGAGTAATCAGCATTTAATCTAACATAGTCTTCTATAGTGCTACCAGGTACTTCTTTCATAAAGTTAACTAGTTTTTCTATATTTTCAGGTAGCTCAATATTACTCCGCGTTATTGCATCTTGAACAACAGTTTGCGTGTCAACAATTGAATCAGGTTCGTCTGTTATTTCTTGAATTACAGAATCAATTTCTTCTACAGTGTCGTCGTTTACTACCACTACATTTTCATCTACAACAGAATCTACTATTGGCTCTGGTAAAATTGCATCGCTTGTTTTTACAGTAACTTTAGTTACACTATCTAAAACCTCTCCCTGCGCAGCGGGTTCCGTGTTTGGTATTTCAACTTTAGTTATTTCATTTTTTTTTACCTAAGTTTTTAGGTTTTTTAGGTTTACTTTTAATTTTAAAGTCACCTTCTTGTTTTACTTCCATAATATAATATAATTAAATAGTTACTGTTTATATAGCGTCAAAACCACCTAAGCCAAAACCTCCAAGATCATCGTTTCCAGATGATTCAAAGTTTTTTGGCATAGAGTCGTTTTTTCTTTGATCAATCAACTCTGATTGTTGAGTCGCTTGTATTTTTGTTCTATCGTCTTTACGATCTTCTTTTTTCATTTCCCTACCAGAGTCTTCATTTGCCTTTATCTGAGCTAGCTTCATGTTGTAACTAAACTCTTCAGCCATCAATTGCTTCTTTATCTCTGCTTCCTGCTGTAATAAATTTATTTTAAATTGAGACTTACCTTGTTCTATTTGAAGAGTGGTCTCTGCTAAAGCTTGTTGCTTTTGCATTTCAACTAAAGCTGCTTTTTCGTTTGTTTCAGAGTTTGCTTGTGCTTGAGCCTGTATATTAGCTTGCTGAACCTGTTGAGCTAGTTTTGCTCTTTGTCTTTTCTTTTGCTTTATTATTTGATTAGCTAGCTTAATGTTAGATATTTGTTGTAAATCTAAAACATCATCTAAATCAATGCTACCAGTTTGTAGTGCTATTTGTATATTCCTTTCTAATTGCGCTTTATCTTCCTCTTCAGGTTCTAATTCTAAGAAGATACCAAACTCATGCATGTTAAGGTACTGCATTTGTTCTAATGTACCAACATTAAAAGTATTTATAGAATTCATTAAAGCATTTTTGGTTAAAGGAAAACTTAACATATCAGCAACCCTTAGACTTATATTCTCACATGTTCTAACAGTTATGTACATTAATGATTGTAGTATGTGTTTAGTTGCAACATTAGAATTTGCTGCTGCTAATTTCTGTAAACCTACTAAAGAATCTTTTGCAGGCGCACTACCATCTCTAGCTTCGTTTAAGCCAGTTACATCTCTTATCATTTGTA